TTGAGTTTGAAAAGCAAAGTCTCCTGGTAATGTTAGATTTGCTACACCAACTCTAGCACCTCCTGAATCTGAAACTGTTTGATCATTTGCAAATTCCTGAGAAGGTTGTTGAAATTTCATAACCCTTGGATTTCTTAAGGCTATAGCATCAGGCTTATGATAAGGTGGATCAAGTTGTGGATGTTTAGCTTCAAACTCACTAATATGCACTAAAGCACCATTCCATTCTTTAACCATTTCTCTGTAAGGGAATGCTTGACCTGATCTATCAGAAATAGCTTGTGATCTTTTACCTCTTGCGTAACTCATTATACTCCATCTCCAAAATAAGTTTGTGGTGAAATATAAACAGAAGTTCTAGAGCCATCTTCATTTAAAGCTCTTAATAATTCGTCTTCATAAAGTTGTTTTAATAATTGTATTCTATCTGGTGCTTTTTTTTGAGCTAAATAATAAGCTAAACCTGAACACATACATGGTAAAAATCTAAAAGGCACATCTGGATTATTTGTATACGCTCCTGCATCCTCTATTCTGTTAATAGAGTAATATTTTAAAGTTGTAAATGTAGAAGCATCAGGTGCTAAGTAAACACTTATTGTTGGTTGTGTCTGTCGGTCTACATAATATTGAGAAGGTTGTCCTGTAGATAATTTATTTGGTAAAGCAGAGTAAGCTGATCTATCAATTTTTGTTAAAGCAATATCATTTGTATCTGCAGTCGCTTGTCCTGATATATTTTGAACTACTACTCCAGAAGCATGAGCCACTGCCGTTGAACCTCTAGCTCCTCTAGTTGCACCCGTTAAATCATTAGAAGATTTTCCAGTGTAAGTTATAAACTCAAGTCCAATTTGAATAGTGCCACTTGATGCAAATCCAGAGGCATCTGTCAAAGAAATAGTTGTAGCAGAACTTGTTAAAGCACTTGATAACGTTCCGTTAGCAGCCCCTGTTGAAGATATGTAAGCTTCAAGAACATCGTTAACTTGAGTTGGAACTGAATAAGTTGCAACCCCTGCAGTAAAAATAATTTGATTAAGTTTTACTTTCCAAAGATGAATACCTCTATTACCCCACTCTGAAAATAAAAGATTTAAACTTCTTCTTGCACTACGTATGTCATAACCACTATTAGTTCTTAGACCGCATCTTTCGTATGCTTCCTCAATAATATCATCGATATTTAAATCGAATGCTGTAGTTCCTGACGTAGCCATAATTCATTACATTAAATCTTTATAATAGTCTAAAGATTTTCCTGGAGGTAAACTCTCATCTTGTAAGCCCATGCCTGATGTTCTAGCTGCACCATAGCCTCTAACAGATTTACCCATAGATGCTTTCATCATTTCTTTTTCTCTAACTTTTTTAGCAGCCATTCCAACATTAGCTTTTTTTACTTTCATATTTTTTTCTATTGCCATACCTCTTTTTTTTTCATAGCTAGATAATTTTCCATCTTTATCTAGATCTGCTTTTTTTGGGTTTTTTAACATTTCTCCTCCATTACTTAATCCTAATAAATTTTTTAAAGATTTGAGTTGTATAAATACTGACCCCGCACCTTTTGTAACTGATTTTTTTTTAGCCATAATTATCCTTAAATTTCTATCATACCACCATAATACTTCTTGGTAAAGGTGCTGACATTTGTTGGTTTACCACCGACTCCTTGAGCCTTACTTCTTTTTCTGCTGACAGCAGAGGCCCTTTCTGACTTTGTCATTCGTGTGGCTTTTGCAAGTGGGACGCATTTTGGGTACTTTCTTTTTGATCCACTTACTGATTTCCTTCCACAGGGTTGAAATTTTCCATTCTTCTTCGGTGCCCCAATGTCTACCCATTTTTCGTTGAACCATTTTTTTAGTCCCATTAGAATATACCTTTAAAACTCGTGCCTTTTATGGCTGCTCCTGCTCCTCGGCACATTCCGCCTTTAGTATATTTTCTTAAGTTGGTACCCATTAATTGAATTCTTTCTTTATCACCACTAGATTTAATTCTATCTTTCTTTTTATAATTTTTTGCTGATTTAGCTTCATCTAAGGCTCTAACTTCTGCAGCAGTAAACATTCTACCTTTTTTAACTTCATTACCTTTGTCAAAACTTTTTGAAAATGAAAAAATAACTTCTTTATTTTTACCAGTTTTAGAACCAGTTAAAGATAGAGAGGAATCTTTACCCTCTTTAGTAAAAGTAGCTCCTATTGTGCTATTAAGATTTTCTTTAGATACTTTACTAAAAGGTTTTGATACACTTACATCAAGTTTTTTGTCACCTTTTTTTACACCTAATTCTGCTTTTGGTTCAGTAACGTATTCGTTATCAAATGCACTAAGTGCACCAGTGATATCAATTCCTTTTTTCTTACCCATCAATCATTCCTTTATAATAATTAGAAAGACTTTTATTTGAAACCTCGTGACCTGCCAAATTACCTTTTACATAGCTACCGTCATATGGTTGTAAATTTTGTGCAAATTTTCCGTCAGAAGCTTTTACAATTGAATCTAAAGATTTAGCTTGTGCTTTATGAAGTCTTGAAGCTTTATGTAAAGCACCAGCAACTTTTTTAATTTTAGCCTCTCCTCCAGAAACTTTACCAGCTGGTTTAGGACCTTTAAAATCTTTTCTTTTTAAACCTGATGGGTCTTTAATTTTACCTGCACAAATTTTACTAGCGTATGCGTTAGCGTATGCACTGGGATATACCTTAAACTTACGCTTTGCTGCAGCTTTACCTCTAGAACATAATTTTGTCATTATTTTTAATCCTTTTTCTATTGTACAATTTTTTTGATTGTACCACCCTGAGACTAAAAATTCTAGACCTTAGCTTTTTTAGAATTGGATTTTTTTTTAAGTAATGCAATAACTTTTTGTTTTTTCTTTTTTTCATCTCTCGCACCTCTTAATTTACCTTCTACTTGCTTGCTTATTTGTCCTCTTGTGATTGCCATTTTTTCTCCTTTACTTATGTATGTTGCTTAAAACCTCAAATAAACTTGGTACATTTTTTATAGATTCTTCACATAATTTTACTCTATTATTTAATTTTTTTACATAAGGATCAAAAACATTTTTTAAATCTTCTTCTTTAAATCCTCCATTTTTTATTAAAGTTTCTTTACTTGTCGGAGCCCAATGCATCCCTGCTGCTATAGAATGTAGACCTGAAAAATCATCATATTTATAATCATAAGTTTTTCTGTAAACAGCATCTAAAAAACCTTTAATATTTGTTGTACCTAAATCTATTAAATTTTTATCCCAATTTTTATTTAAACAATGTTTCCAATATTCAGTGTCATCTCTATGAGATAATGCATAGTGCAAAGCAACAAATTCAGCAAAACATCTAAACATGTGTTTACATTGAAAATTAAAATTATCTTTATCCCATTGTGATATTTTATCTCTTTGTAAATTTTTAACTAAATTAATTAAAAACTCATGAACAGAAAATAATCCATTACTTTCCAATGGTTCAATAAATCCAGCAGATAGTCCTATTGCAACTACGTTTTTTACCCAAAGTCTATTGTGAATACCTACACGCATTTTTATTTTTTTAAATTCTAAATTTTCTTGTCCTAGATGTTTTTTAAATTGTTTTAAAGCCGTATCATCATCAACAAACTTACTTGAATAAACATATCCAGTTCCTATTCGTGTCCACAAAGGAATATTCCAAACCCAACCATTTTCTATTGCTGTGCAATTTGTGTAAGGCACCAATTCTTTTTCTTTATTTTTATATTGAATTTTTGTAGCCCAAGCAGAATCATTAGGTAGCATATCACTGTAAGATTCAAAGGGTTCTTTTATAGTCTTGTCTAATAATAAAGATTTAAAACCAGTGCAATCAATATATAAATCTGCTTTGTATTTATTATTTAAAGATTTAATTCCATTTTCATCTTGTTCAATAGAAACAACATCATCAACAATATGTTTTATCTTTTTACAATAATTATTTTTTAACCAAAGACCAAACTTAGTAGCATCAAAATGATATGCTCTTATAACTTGGTTTATATCAAATTTATTTTGGTTTACAAAAGCCATTTGAAGTGGATATGTGCAATTAGCATAATCTGAATATGGAGTTTCTGGATATAATATTTTTTTAAACCACCAATCATTAGTCCCTGCTTTAGCATCTGTTATTGAAGGAAGACCAAAGGGATAATGAAAAGCTTCACCTTTTTTATAAAAATCTGTAAATTTTATACTTAATTTATAACTACCTTCTACATGTTTAATAAAATCATTATCTTCAATTTTAAGCAAACGCATCCAATCTGAAATTTGTCCAAGAGTGCTTTCTCCTACACCGACTGTTGCTATATTTTTTGATTCTATTAAAGATATTTCATGATTTGGAAATTGTGATTCTAGGGTAGCAGCAGTCATCCAACCGGCACTTCCACCTCCTACAATCAATATTTTCATAGTAATAAAATTAAATATATTATATTAAATCTCTTGCGTTACCAATTATTGGTTTATATTTAACCTTACCATCTTCTCTAAAAGCTCTCAACAATTGTTTTCTTGGATTTTCAGATACGTAGCTGCAATGGACCCATCCACTGTTTGGTTCACCAGGAGTGTAAAACTCAAGTATCATTTGGTCCCAATCTAGGTTTGCCTTGATCCAGTCAAAGACTTCAGCATTATCTGTGCCCAGACATTCGAAATCGACAGCCTCTGCCTTAGTATGCTGTGAAGTTAAACTGCTGCCGATAGCTACACATAACTCAGGGCTACGATAGCAACTGGTCACCGTTACTCTGCCAAAATGGTCTCGCACCGGTTGTAAAATATTTTCACAAAGTAATTTTAATTTTTCTATTTGATCTGCGTTGGGGTTGTTATCAATACCCCTACGTATTGCAGTGTCTGATTTAATAAGCTCTGCCAAGCTGAAGTTCCGTGTAAGCTTCATATATCTCCTAGTTAATTATCAATTTTTTAATGCTTTTACTACCATCAATATTATCTTCTAATTCAGCTTTACCTTTCCAACATTTATAAGTGATTGATTCTGAAAAAGTTCTCTCCGCTTCACGCTTGCCCCGTAAACAAATTGCCATCGAGGGTTGCAAACGTGCCTCCTTGATCTCTCCATTTACAAACATAAGTAATCCTACTACAGCCTCAATCATTGTGAACTCCCGTTTGTATATTTCATTTCTCTATTTGCATCTTTTAATTTTTCGATGTCTATTAATACTTTATCCATTTGTTTTCTTAAAAATTCTATATTTACTTTATTTAAAGCCATAGATTCTATATGTTTGTTTAGCTTGTCCGTGGTCTTATAAAGATCCTCGATCATCATGAATTGTTCCGAATCGGCGGGCAATGAACCTAGTTGTCCACGTGGCCATTTTATTCTAAACTCTGTATTTTCTCCAAGATCTTTTTCCATTATTTGTATCTTAGTGTCCGCAATGTTAAGACGTTCTAAAATTTGAAAGTAACCCATCGTACCGAGAGCAACGATTATGATCAAACTAGCAACCGTCTTCATAGGCATCTGCACGGCTGCTTCTTCAGATATATTTAATGGTTTCTTACTCATTTTCAAAAGTTTTATCTCCAGCTAAATCTTTTACTTCCTCCATTTCATAAAACATATTATCAGAATCTTCTGTTACCATGCTAGACTCTTCTGCATCCCAATATGTATTTTGGACTTTATAGTCAGGCCAGCTGTTATCAGTAGTATAGCTAGTACAGTGCCACAAAAGACGATTATTAGGCTGAGCTGCAAAATTACCATTATCAAGCTCCAATATATGTGCACACTTATGTTCTTGAGGTATTTCAGAATGTTCTGTATCCAAAATGTTAACATCTGGACTTGCCCAATCAATCGTGAATATATATTTGCCATGATAAAATTTTTTATCTAGTCCTAAAAATTTTCCTTTTAAACCGTCCAACCAATCAAAGCAAGTAACACTAGGCCAGTAGCTAAAACAATTCCACAATTCCAACTCGTGGACTTGCATATCTGGCACTTTACTTCTAGAAAGATGTTTTTGGAAAAACGCTGAGATAGGCAATCTCCAATAACACGCACCATTCGGTAACATGATGTTAAATAAGATGGCCCTACCTGAGATACTCGTGATACTGAAGATAACACAGTCTTCACTTTCTCCATGATGTTCTTTAAGGTCATAAAGATACTCCTTTCTTATCTTACAATATATTGGCGGTATGTTTGCGTTCAGATAAGCCATTTAACATTTCCATCTTCTCCTAGCCTGTCTTAGTCTAGAGTTAGGATCTTTTGCTGCTTTAGGAAATTTTTTCATTTGTCCTGCACTTCTAGCACAAAATGACTTACGTCTCTTTGCGTCTTTTGACCCAGGCTTAACTTTGCCAGTAACCGCTGTTTTTAATTTAGAACCAGGGTTTAAACGTCTGTAAGCTTTAACACCTGCTTCTGTCATTCCAGCTCCTTTTTTAGTAGACCTGAAATTTTTTTTATTTCTAGGTGGCATCCCACCTTTTTTAAAACTTAATAATTCTAAAGTATACTCGTCCATTATCCTGTGTAACTGATTGTTGAACCACCAGAATTTGTGATTACAGCAGTTATTCCTTCTTTAAATAAAACACCTGATCCAGGAAAATATAAATCTAATCCTTCAGTACCAAATGTATATTTTACTTTAAGATTGCTAGCAGATACTGCACCCGTAGTTTTACAATCATGAAATTCAACAGTGCCGTTTGCATGGCCTTTAGCTTGAATGCTAGTTAACCGAGCTCTTGCTGCACGCATGACATGCGTACCGGTAGCTTTGTGTACCGATTGTTGGTCGGATATAAACGAAGCCCCACCTGGCATAATTATTTATTAGTTGTTGTTAAATTAGGTCCAGAGTATTTATCTGTTAACAAAGTTACTGCTGCAACATTTGTTACTGTTGAAGCAAATATACCTTGTGGAAATAAAATACCATCTTCTGGAAAATTTAAACTGACCACATCACCTGTTGGTATATCAACAGTTAATAAATTAGTTCCGCCTGCTTTTTTTTCTGTATTTAAAACAACTGATCCTGCACCACCGCCATTAGATGAAACAAAAATTCCTCTTAGTCTAATTGGTTGTGCAATAATCGCAGTACCACTGGCAGCCGTAAATCTTGTTGCTTGTATATCATTTTTAAAACTCATAATTCTCCTAGTTTGTGGCTCCCGAAGGAGCCACTATTTACTTATTATACTTTTTGAGCCGAATCGTTATGGTAATTTTGTAAATATTTTACACCGATTCTTGCTTGTCCAGCTGTAGCTGAGTTAGTTACAACAATTGCAAATAACTCAATATCTGTTGCTCCAACTTGCCATCTATCAGTAGCTGATTGTAGCATTCTTAATGGTCCAACTGCTCCTGCTGCAATGTTGTGAGCTGCTGCAATGTCAGTAGCATTATCTGAACCATCACCTAAAGCTAAAGTAGTTGTAGATGAGTTTGCAAATAATGTTTCAACAAAAATTGAAATTTCTGTTATTTGCGAGTACGCTGGAATAATTAATCCAGTCGCTGTAGCTGTGGTATCATTGTAGTTGATAAGAGTGGGTGCTAGTTTTCCAACTTCTGTAAAACCAACATTAGCTCTATTTTGTCCAAGTACAGTACCTGTAGTATATTGAATCGTTCCCGATTTTATCGGTCCCGAAAATGTAGTTCTTGCCATAATATCCTCCTGTATAGCGTTAATTTTGTAGTCTCTATACCGTCTGCCTAGTCAGTCTACAAAATATTTAATCTAGGTATTTTCATTATACATAAAAAAAGGGGCGATGTGAACACCGCCCCTTTAAGTAATACTAAAAAAAGTATTATCTATTAGCTAGTTGGTAAATTTCCGTTACCAAAAATACATCTTGGATCAGAAAATCCGAAAGAGTATCTTTCTCTAGCTTTAAATCTTACATTTCCAGTATCGAAGTCACCTTCAATTGCAGTTTTGATCGGTGATCTAACGAAGTGTTTTAGTCCGTTAGGTATGTCCGTCAATAAGAAGAATGAGTCAGTATCAGTTAAGAAGTTATTCACTGAATAACCTTCTGGTACCATACCCATGCTTGCAATTGCGTTGATATCGTTATCAGCTGTGCCGACTCTTTGAGGTGATTTCATCAATCTCTCAGCAGTAAATTGTAATTCTTTTGGAATTATCATTTTTCTACCTTGAGTAGCGATTCTTAAACCTCTTTCATCAACAAAACCTGCGATGTCAATTAATGACTGTTCTAATGAAGTTTCATTAAGGTCTGCAGCAGTTGCAAGAACATTTGAAAAGACACCACCAGTAGCTAATGGGTGAGAAGCATTAATTAATGATACTCCATCTCCACCAGTTACAGTAGCAACTTGTGCATTGTTCAATACGTTTGCAGCTTTAACTTGCTTCGTATTAGACATTGATCTTGCAAGAGCTCTTGTGTATCTCGCTGCAAGTCTGTCATATAGGTTGTCTTCGATTGCTTCTTCAGTAATAGCAAATGCTAAAGCGATTGTTTCGTGATTGTATCTAGCTGTGAAAGTTTCACCTGCTTGATCAAATACTACTCCAGCACCTTCTTGTTTAGTTGGTGCAGAAGCGAAACCACTTAACATTACTTCTTCTTCGAAAGCTCTGTCAGATGTTTCAGACGTGAAAATCTCCGCATGTTGATTCTCATATCTATTATATTCCAGGCCGAATAAAGCATTCAAACCTGGCTCTAGTTCTTTAACTAGCTGTGCTCTTGATATAGCCATAGTTTATTCTCCTTATGCTAAGCCTGTACCACTTCTGTAAAAGTGATTGTTGATTCTAACAAGAATATTAGCATTTGACGTAGTCACATCCGAATTCTCTGGATCTTGTGAAATGTCAATTGCTTGTACAGCAAAAGTAGTCGCAACACCTGATACTGATACATCAAGTTGCACTTTTGATATTCCTGTTTGTGTTACACCAGTAGTGTTTGACAAAGAGTAGTTCTTATATAAGTCTGCTCTAACAAAACTCTGATCAGCGTTCATCAGAAATACTGCGTCTGGATCATCTACAACAAAAGCTGTTATATCGCCTTGTGTTGGAGTAATTGAGCCAGGGTAGTAATTACTGTAAGTCGGCTTCTGAGTTGTTGGATCATTATAAAAACATCCGTTAAACACGCCCACAACAGCATCCGATGTATTCGCAGTTGCTCTTTCAATGTTACCATTTGATGTAGGGATAACCGCATCACCTTGGTAAATTGCAGTAGCACTTCCTGCTTTAATCACGTATCTGTTTTGAGCTCCTACTAATGGTGAACCGTCTAGTTTTCTGTATGGTCTTAGACCAAACTTTTCTAGTTGATTTGCCATAGTTTAGTTCTCCTATTTAACTAACAGTTTATTTTAATGACCAAGTAGGTATTGCAAAAAAATTATTTTTTACGACTACCACCAAAGGTCACTCTCGACTGTCTATCAATATTGATAGGCATGTCTGGGTGCTGTTCCTTCATAAGATCATTGTCAACAGCGTTCATTCTATCTTGAGTAATTCTTCTGAAATACTCAGCACGTTGAACCAAAATCTCTTCTGGTATCCTTGCCAGCACAAGGCCTCCAATTCCTATACACCCCTCGTATTTACCTTCGGTATAGAATGGGTAACTGTTATCGCCAATCTCGTTTCTAACTTGATCAACTTTTACAAATTCCCAACCTTCCCTCATTTTTTTAGATACATTAGCTGTATCCTCAAAACCTTGAACGGTTGTACGTATCCATCTGTGGGCGTACCCATTCGGTGCAGGTGGTGCATCCAAACTGGATGGTGGAGTCCAAGATTTTTTTGCTTCTTTTGAAGCTTTCTTATCTGACTCCCGTGAAGTTCTATCTATTGTACTCATTTATCTATCCTCCTTCACGTATCTAGCGTATTCCTCTAGTGGCACCCCTAATCGTTTAGCAATAGCTACTTGTGACTTGGTGAGTTTCACAGTTCTGCGTCCCTGTTGACTACGACCAGCCGAGGCAACCGTTTGGACGGGTTTCGGTGTCTCTTTTTTTGGCTCATCTTTAGTGTCATCAAAACTACCTGGAAAATATTTCCTTAGTCTTGAATTAACTTCATTATAATACTCATCACTGTCTACTTCAATACCCTCTTGAGAAATATTGTTGTGTATAGTGATAGCAGCATTAGTCATGACTTCATCAGTTCCAAACCATTTATTTTCCTCAGCCCATTTTTTAGCTTTTGGTGTAATTTGTGGCATAGAATCTGATCCGCTGTTTGAGGTATCAGCTTGTACGTTTTTTTGTTGTTTATTTTTCTCTTCTGCTGCTTTTTTAAGTTCTTCCCGATTAGCAATCTCTAATCTAGCTTTTTCTTTTTCAACAGCTAGCTGAGTTAACTTATCGTTAGCCTCCATAATCTTGGTCGGGTCATTACTTTCAATTGCAGTTTTAAGAGCTACTTTGACTTGTTCTCTTTGAGCATCAACTCTTGCATCTAATTCTTTAAGATACTGTTCGTCAGTAGAGTTTAGCTTTTGAACATTTACATCAAATTTCTTTTGTAATCCCTTCGCAAAATCAAGAGCTGCTTTTTCTCTTCTCTCAGCTTCTTTTTTTTGATAGACAAGTTTATCGATTCTTTTTTGATAATTTCTTCTCTCCCCCTGAAGGTCGGGCTTTTCTTCTTGTTTTTCCTCAGTTTTAGTTTCAGATGTTTCACGTGAAACTTCAGGTTGTGTTTCATCCTTAACTTCTATTTGAGGTTTTTCTTCTTTTTTCTCCTGGTCAGTTTTTGGATGCTCGGTATATCCAAGATCTACTTCACCAACATTGAGATCAGGCTCTTTGTCTTTTTTAGTATCTTCTTTAACTTCGATGCTTTCTTCTTTTACATCATCCGTATCAAGTTCTACTTCTTTTTCTTTGGCTAATAATGCTTCTGCACTATAGTCTTTTACTTCTGCCATGTTTATCCTCCTTTAAAATAAATGGAGAATATCTTCTGGCTTTCCTATAGTTCCTATTATTTCGTCATCATTGAGTATACGGTGTTCACCGTATTTAGTTTGAAATCTTGATCCAGTGTATCTGCCATAAACAACAAATTCACCTTCCTTACACCAAGGCCCGTTTGGAAATTTTTTTTCGTCTTGATAGCAGAGATCACCCATTTTGACCACTAATCCAACAACTGTTGTCATTTGAATTTTGTCTTGAGTTTCATCTGCTAAAATAACACCGCCTTTAGTCTTAGCCTTACCAGACCATGGTCTAACTAACATTCGGTATCCTACTGGGTTTGGTATGATTTCAAGATATTCTTTGATGCCTTTAGGGTCTGTTGGAATTTGTGATTTAACCTCTGCTTCTTTTTTTTGGTCATTACCAAAATCTGTAAGCTTAGGTTTTATCAATTGTACCATCGTTATCCTCCTTATGCAGGTTTTTAATATCCTGAAGCAGCGTTTCTAATCCGCTGAGTCTGCCTCTAGCATACATCAACTGAGATTCCGTTTCAACCCCATAACAAATATGATCTTTAATATCTCTTATTTGCTTATTAATTGTATTTCTAATTTGATCTACTGTGGTTGGGTCCAACATTATGTTAACCTTATTGAATTATAATGAGCAATTTCTAATTGTTGCAAAGAGTGTTTTGCATGTTCATATGGGCTTTCTGCTCTGTACCAATGAAAAACATATATACCATTTGCAATTCTAAATTCATATCCTGCATCAATAATTTTAGCTTGAGTTAAATTATCTGTGCCTAATTGACGACCTGTTTCAACACATCCCCCTAATTTTTTCATCACTCCAACATTAACAGCAAAAAATACTCCCGACATGTGTCCTTTCTTTTTTATAATTTTAGATTGATTTTTATACTTTGTTGCTAAAAATTTTCCTACATTTCTATGATAACCATAATCAAAATTATAGGGGTCTATACCCACTACCATTTGCTCAAGTGTATTCATTCTATTTACTCTAGAACATATGCCTTTACAGTTAGGATTATCTTGAATTATTTGTTGAAGTTGTAAGTACCAGTCGTTAGTTGTAAAGATTGCATCATGATCTAAAAATGCTACCCAATCTTCATCTGCATGTTCATTCAAACAAGCATTATATGCCTTACCTAAATCTTTCTTTCCGGTATTATCCCAAGCAACATGTGTCCAAATTTTAACCATGATTTTTATATTCTCTTGCGAGTGAAGTGAAAACTTCTTTAATACGATCTACTTGTTTTAGAGACATACCTTGATGTGCTCCTAATAACATACCATTTTTCATAACTTCATCTGCAACAAAAAATTGATTATTACCTTTCCACCTTTTATTTTTCATAATAGGTTGTCTTGTAATATTTCCTGTAAAAATAGTTCTTACTTGAATACCATTTTTTTCAAAATATATTTGCATTTGTTTTCTTGTAAACGGTGCTTTAGAATCTAAAACTAGAGGATAAGCTAACCAAGGTGTATCAGCGTGGCCATTACCTACTCTTCCTACCCATCTAATATGTGAATAAGGCATAAAAAAATCGTTTAATAATCTAAAATTTCTTTGTCTTATTTTTTTATAATTTGATAATTTTTTCAATTGCTCTAAACCAAATGCAGCAGATATTTCTGACGGTAAAAAATTATATCCTATATCTGTAAATATAAATTTAGAATCATAGTCAATACCATCAACTTTAGTATTAAACCTTTTTTCTATTTCCTCTGACTCATTAAAAAGTGCTGATGATCTTCCCCATCCTCTAAGTAATTTTAATTTATCAAGTAATTTTTTATCATTAGTGCATACCATTCCGCCTTGACCTGCAGCTGTAATAATATGAGATGCATAAAAGCTTGTTGTGACTAAATCATTAAATTTACCCGTTGTTCCATCTTTACTATCCCAATATTTATAACCTATTGTATCAGCACAATCTTCTATAATTTTTAATTTATGTTTTTTTGCAATTCTATAAATACTTTTCCAATCACATACATTTCCAAGTAAATTAGGTAACATAATTGCAACTGTTTTTTTGTTAACGGCTTTTGTAATATATTCTGGGTTAGTTATAAACTCACAATTTTCAACATCAACAAAATGAGGGATAAGTCCGCATTGATATATTGGTGCAACTGTTGTTGCAAACGTCAAAGCAGGTGTAATAACTTCACCACCTTTTGGTAAGTCTAAAGATGCTAAAGCAATTAAATTAGCTGAAGAACCGGAGTTAACCATAACTCCATATTTTTTTCCAAAGATGTTAGCAACTTTACTTTCAAATTTTTTTACTAATGGACCATCCATTAATGTTAAATGATTTTTTAAAACTTCATTTACAGCCTGTATTTCTTTTTGATCATAGACAGCGTTAGCATAATATATTTTTTCAGGCATAAAAACTTTTACAATTAAACTAAAGATTTGTAAACTATTTAAATTAATTTAATATTCATTTCACTATCACCATGACCAACTTTACCCACAGGTAAAAAATTAAAAGCCAAAGAAACTCTAATAATATCAGAATTATTTTTTAATATTTTATGGTATATTTCACTAGGAAAAAAAATTAGAAGACCATCAACAGGTTTAAATTTATATTCTGAAGAGTTATAAATGTTCCATTTAATTGGATCACACAAAAATCTTTTATGATTACTATAATCTTCAAAACTTATGTTTCCAGAATTATCATCGGTTTGTAAATATAATATACCGCTATACATAGAATTATGATGATTATGATAATTTGAACTTTGGCCTTTTTCTGTTCTTGTAAACCAAGATGTAGTTATATCAAATTTATTACTATATTGTAAAACTTCTTTACTAAAAAAATAAAATTCATTTAACACTAAATCTCTTAAATCTTTATACTCTGGCTTATTTAATACAGTTTTAGATTTTGAAGCTGCTGCAATATTTTCTACATTATTTTCTTTTTGATAGCCTGACTCAATAAATGGTTCTTGTATTCTTGATATAATTCTTTTTGTATCTATGTTTAATTTTTTTAAATAAAATAATTTTGAAAATAAGGGTAGGGCTTGGTATTCCATTACTTATAAATTAATTTATTTTTATCTGCTATATAACAATATTTTAATTCAGAATTTTTCATCATGTATTTAACATCATTATATTCCTCGCATAAAACATGTCCAGGTAAATTTAAAGAAGTATTTAATACTGCGGGTAAACCCGTAAGTTTTTTAAACGAATTAATGAGATCATAATATTTTGGATGGAAAGATTTATTTAAAGTTTGTATTCTACTAAAACCATCTACCGAACATACATTTTTTAATCTTTTGTCTTTAGATTTATAAACAAACATCATGTAAGGTGATGTTTCATTTGTTTCTATTTCGAATAATTTTGATGCATATTCTTCTAACACAGTGCAAGCAAACGGTCTGTACCATTCTCTTTTTTTTATTTCATTTATTTTATTTAATATAGATTCATCTAAAGGATTTCCTAACAATGATCTAAAACCTAAACCTCTTTGGCCTTGTTCACTTTTGCCTGAAATTATTGCTACTGGTTCTTTAATTAAAATGTTTGCAACTTCTTCTATGCTTATATTTTTATTTTTATAGGGTAAGAAAGCATTCAAATCTTGTTCAGGTTTAAAACCCGAACAAATATGTTTTAAAGGTTTTACATTATTATTTGTAGCCCACAAAGCTGCACCTAATGATATTCCAAAATCACCATTAAAAGGATCAGGTAAAATTTTATTATCTAAAGTATTTTTTAGATTAGTATTATTTAAAACATTTTGTGCACAACCGCCACTCAAAAGTATTGTTTTATTTTCGTAATTAATTTTATTTAGAGTTTTTAAAAATAAAATTTCAAAAGCTTTTTGAAAAGAACTTACAAAGTCCAGACTAGGTGAATTTTTTGATAAATGATTAATGTCGTGATTTAACAAAAATTTATTAAAATTATTTGTATTGTCATAAAATTCTACCTTATTATCAATAATATTTTTATTCCAATTATCTCTGTGAATTAGATTATTAATTATACTTTCACGTGCTGTGCCATAAGAAGACAGTGCCATAGCTTTTCCCTCTTCTGCTTGTTTCAAACCTAATTCATAAGTAAGTTGTTCATAACCTTTTCCTAAAGATATTGAATTTATTATTTTCGTTTTTTTGTCTATAAAATTAAGAGGTCTTTCTGTATAAAATTTATTGTAAATATTTTCTAAATTTTCGTTATATATTGTTTCATTTTCAACAATCTTTAAATTATTTATATGTCTAGAAGGGTGATTAAAAAATTGTGTTGCACCTTCACCGTCAGCGACAAATATTATAAAATTTTTATCAACCTGATAAAAAAATTTTGCACAATATGCATGAAATATGTGATGTTGAGTTTGTCCTAATATTATTATTTGATTTATGTTTACATTAAAAAATCTTTTTAAAAATATAATAGTTGCTGCACCCCATAAAGGTCCCATAGAGGTTAAAATAATTTTATCAAACTTAATTTTAAAATCTTTTACTTTTTGTAATATTTCAAAAGTATATAAAGATTGATGTTTAAATTTATTGTATCTATCTAATTGATGATGAGCGATTACCTCATTCTCAGAAACGACAGTTATAGATCCATCGTGTCCAAGATGAAAAGCTAGCACGTTCATTATTTAAAATTTAAAGGGTATGAGTGCTTTCTTTTTTTCTTCTGCGTCTACAATCTTTTGAAATAATTTATCTAACTCTTCTATGTGTTGTGGATGTTCTCCAATACCAACAGGTTTTTCTAAATAAATTTTTATTGTTGCATCGGCAGATGAAATTTCAGCATCGTATTTATCCTCTAATGCTTTCAGTAAAGCTAATCTAAAACTCATGTGAGTTTTTATATAATTAAACCCAAGGTTTGTAAATAGATTTAATTTTACCTTGTGCTAACAATTTTTTTAAATCACCTTTAGACATTGTCGAATAATCAGGGTCTTCATACAACTGTAGGTGAGGGTCTTTCTGTGGTTCAGAGTTAAATAAACTTTTTATCCAAGCCCAAATCATTTCTTCCCTCCGTTCCTGAAGATTTGTGTGCCTTTGATTCCGTAAATCGATGCCACGACTAAAATCCAGAGATTTGTAAACCATGACGGGAGCTGCGAAAACATCTCGAAGAATAATTTTACTTTGTCCATCGCTGTTGGGTCATCTGAGATGACTGCATATGCGAGCACCAACACGGGCAAACTAAGAATTATCAAAACTGCCTCGTCTTTCCAGTCTGATTGTCTAGCCTCAAGAAGTTTACCTTGGTAAGCTTCTTCGCCTTTGGCCATACGTTCTGCATGCATTAATTGTGCATCAGACATTGCCATTTTAGTCTTTTGCTTGTTAGCATAAATTTTTGATCCTGCAGATATTGCAAGTTTAATAGCTGATAACCACATTATTTTTTATATCCTCCTTTTTTCATTTTTACTGGGGGTACTTGAGAATTAGGTCCTCTTTTGGGTGGTGGTCCATAACTAACTCCACCTGATAATCCACCAACTTTATAAGCTACAAAATTAAAAAAATTATCTTTGGGACTCACTAAACTTTGATCTATTTTTTTTGTTGTAGCAATTGGTTGAATAGGTTGTGTTGGAGTAATACCTTTATTTCCTCCTTTGTCAGTTGGACCAGTAGGCCCAGTAGGTCCTGTTGTTAACATCTCACCACCAAGAACATCTACTTTTCTTTGTTCTTTTAAATTTTTTCTATCATAAGTCTTTTTTTTACCTAAGTTTAATGCAGTCACACCTACTTGATAAGATAGTGGAGTAAGTAATCCTAATGGTCTTGGATCAAAATATCTAGGTCCTGTTCTTACTGTTACTTTTTTTGTTTCATTGCCTCCAACACCTTTGTTTCCTCTTCCAGTATATTGGCCTTTAGCTCCATATTGTTCTCTATTATTATCTGAATCATTATTTGATGTGCTTTTACCAAAATCTGCTGCATCCTTACCACCTCTAGCTTTTATAACTTTTTTTAACTTACCAGAATTTTCCATAGCATAAAAAACAGAATCACCTTTTTTCTTACCATATTGGTCTCTGAATTTTGCTTTTAATTTTTTTCCTTTAGCTGTGAGTGGCATTATCCAAACATCCTTCTAATTTTATTTTTTCCTGCTTTTGCTATTTTTACAACTTCATTTTTTTTCATAACCTTAGCACGTTGTTCCATAACAGTTAATATTTGTATTTTTCTTGCAAATGGTTTGTTTATATTCACAACTTTTTTTACTGTAGCTCTAGCATCACTAGGTGTAGCAAATTTTATTTTTACTGTATCCCTAGGATTTTCGTCAGTATATAATCTTCTATCAGAACCTTTTGGTTTTTTACCTGTGCCTTTAACTGGGTCTGCCATTATTTAGCCTTCTTTCTTGCTATCTCTAATTTTTCATCAGCTATTCTAATTCTTTCAGCTGCTTGGTCTTCATTATTTTCTAATTTCATTTTTTCTATATCTAATTTTTCATCTATTTCGTTTTCTCTAATTTCATTAGACATCATATCTTGATCTGCTTTTCTTTGTAAATCCATAGCTTTTATATCTAATTCTCTTTGTTTTAACATCACTAATGGGTCTTGTTTACCCATGTTTTCGCTTTGAGCTAACTCTAAAGTTAGAGTTGCTATTCTATTTGCTATCATTGAAGCTATTTGAATCTCCGCACCTTGTGGATCAGCCTGTAACATCTGTTGCATCATAGGATCTTCCTGTATCTTTGCACCGATTTCTCCTTGAGCTAACATAGAAATATGTTCTGAGATGTGTGATTGCAATGAAGCGTAAACTTGTGGATTAATTTGCACCATTCTTGTAGACATAAATGCTCTATGAGCAGTTATGTGTGCCATATGATCTTGAGTTGGAAAAGCTTTTAAAGGTTTCATCATAATAGCTTCCATATTTTCTGTTGCTGGGTCTTTTGGCACTGGTCTTTCTTGTGGAATAAGCAATTGATCTATATCTTGAGTGCCTAAAGCCTCATATACTCTTCGATATGCTTCTCTTAAGTTGTGCATCATCGGATTTGATAAAGCAATCTTTAAATTTTCGTTTGCCATCGTAACTCTTTGAGCCATACTCATGATATTTGGGTCTGCAACCGGTATTACATCTACTCTATCATCAAAATCTGTAGCTTTTACCGCTTGATCTGCTCCATATACTGAATATGGGTAGATTGGTGGTAGATATGTTGCAAAAACTTTTGATAAAAGTCTAAATTCTCTTCTCATTGAGTAATAACATCTCTTGTGTATAGCACTCATGACCCTCGAACCTCTTTCTAACAGTGAAACAGTAGTACCAACAGCTCTATTTTGTAGGTCATTACCAGTATCCATGTTAGTTATGGCTGCAAATTTTTGTCCAGCTTGTACAACATTC